TTGTTTTCTTTAGGTATAGCATTTCCGTTGCCATCATGGAATTGTAAGTCTGTGTAATCTGTCGATATTTTATAAACACTTGCTATGTTAGGAACAAGAGCGCCGCCGTTATATACGTGTGCCCAGTCAATATGCCTTTGGTCAAAGAAAGCTATTTGACCTCCATCAACTTCGTCATGGTGAGTGCCAATCCATAGTGGCATTAGAAAGTTTTTCCATGTTGTATATTTTCGACGTTCGTGATTCAAAGGCGTCCACTTGTAAGTATTCTCAAAATCTTCAGGACGTATACTATCGTTATGCAAGCCATACTGCTGTGGTGTAATAAAATAATTTCCGCCTATGCTAGGTGATTGTTCTGCCTTAGGCCCCAAAAGACTATCAATACGTTCTTTATATTGAAAATATATTTCTTGTAAATCGCCAGCTACTAAAACAGTGCCATTTCTATTCATGCGAGGCTGTCTATTAGATCTAAAACATTGTTTCCATATGTCGTCTAGCTCATCTTTTGTAAACACATCATCATAAAGTTCTGCTTTAGATATATGTCTACGCATGTTCTCTACTGCAATAGGATGATCCATCGGTAGCATATAATGCTCTCTTAAATATTCATTTACAACCATATCAAAGTCCTTTAAAAATATCTTTCATTTCCGGAAATACTGTTTTCCAGTTGAGTCCACGCTGCTTATCGCATAATTCGATAAATTCTTTTGTTTCAGGAAGTCGAACACTCCAATCTTCACTTTCCATAAACTGCAACATACCTTCTAATCGTTTTATGCCGTAATCGGCATCACGCCATTGCTCATATTCTACTTTACCTTTGTGCCAAGCAGGTATACTTTTTTTCCAGTTAGCTTCCCACCAAGGATAAAAATCTTCGTATTTCTTACGACATTCTGCTTTAAACCATTCTGGCAAAACTTTTACATTTAAGTGCGGTGGGTGATAAACAAAATGATAGTTTATGCCGCCTGCACCAAACGGCCACATGTTTATTTTGTTATACCCTTGGGTAACTTTCCATTTTATAAAATCAGGAAGATAATAAACATTAAGTGCTTGTACTGCACATGCAACTGTTATTTCTACATTGTCGCCTGTTTGCTCGTCTAATATTCTAAATACTTCTTCAGTACGACTCCATTGACTTGGGTAACGTATATAGTCATTCATTTCATGTATGCTATCAACACTGTAATGAAATCTTACAAGTTTGAACTCTTTCCATAAATCAAACAAATCATCCCGCCATTCAACACCATTTGAATTATAGCGCAACTCGAGATTTTTTGCATGACCTTGTCGTATGCATTCTTCTAGTATTTCGTAGTGCTCTTCGATAATTAGACTTTCGCCGCCGGCAAAATATATCTGCTGCATGTTAGGAATTTGATCGTAAAATTGTTCCCAAAACACAGGATTTTGTTTGTGCCAGTTATAACTGCTGCCGTTATAACTGCCTTTGTCTTTCCATTGCATAGTAGTTTTTAGACTTGCATTTTCTACTTCAGGAAAGATCGCTTTATAATCTTTTATCCATCCGCTACTGTCATGTGGTGAACACATTACACATGCTAATTGACATTTTGTGCCAAAACGTAAGTCAATATATGCTAACTGCGGCGGCACACTGCCATCATCAAGAGTTTCTTCTATAAGTTTATCAACATCTACTCTTTGACTCCAATAGTGTGTTTCCCACTGACGCTTACTGCGATGACCTGCTGCTTCTTCCTTAAAACACTTTACACAACTCGACGGAACTTCGCCATTAAGCATTTGCTTACGCACATTTTTCATATATGTGCTGTTCCAACTACTTAAAATATCACTTACATTAAGATTGTTTGGTTTGCCATCTTCAGTTTTAAGAATGCCTACTTGACCGCCGTGCTCTTTATCATTAGTAGGCCCAACACTACTTGCATTTGCTGTACAGCAAACACGCATACTACCGTCGGGTCGTGTACTCAAGTGTACCCACGGTAAAATGCAAAAAGTGTCAGATGGATATTTTGTCTCGTTCATATGCAGTACTTATTTGAATTGCGCACCAAAAGGATCAAACTCGGCTCCGCACTTCATAGCACAAACTTTTAACTTACCTTCTTTCACACTAGATTTTTGCCAACTATTTTCTATATTATCAAAGATACCAGTATCAAATATAGCTTTTAAACCGTGTGTTTTTGCATTTAATGCATCCTTGCCGCCGGCACCGTCAATAAAGTCCCATATTTGTTCTACTTTAGGATCTTTGTGCCACCATTTATACATACGTCCAGCAGTCCAACAACAAGGTAAAGCTAACCCTTCTGCTGTGATATATAAATTACCTTCGTCTTTTACTTTACAAATTATTGGTGTTTTGTCATAGTAATTTTCCATATCACCGTGTTTAGATATTACTTGATCTATTTCGCTTACTGCTTTATTTCTATATTTTTTATCTGGCTGCTTTAATTCTGCTGTTGATTTACCTTTGCGATTCACTGCTTGATGCTTGTCTTTTTTCTCGCTGTTGGCATTCACAAAACGACCTGTCTTTTTTGCTACGAATTTTTCAAAACCTAACTCTTCACTTAACGCTTTAGCTTCGTCTACTTGATGTTGATTATGTTCAAATATTAAAAAATCCCACCTTGCACGTCCGCCAGCTTTTGTAAAAGCTCGCATGCTACGTTCAACATGTTCCCATACTACCCCTTGACGATATATATGATTAGTGTCAGATAAACCATCAACGCTAAAAATAACAGCCCCCATGCGGCCAAAGGTACTTGCGAGTTCTTGCCACCACGTTTCATCTCTTGCTCCTGCGTTTGTATTCATACTTAGCCACATATTAGAATTATGTTGCCTAAAATATTTAAAAATTTCTAATGTGTCACGTGCTACAATAGGATCGCCTAAATTGCCACACATGTACATTGTTTTAAGTTGTGCAATAAATTCAGGTTCAAAAATACGCTTACAATCGTCTATTGTAAGCTCACTTAAATTAATATGTGGATTTAAAGCGCCGCCATTTTGATTACGGTCACACATAGGACAACTAGCTTGACATTTCTGTGTATTCTCTAGATGAATAGTTTTAATTTGATCATATTGATACATATACTAATTAGTAATGTTTAAAAATCACTCTACTAAACTCTGGCTTACTAATTGACGAAGGTCGAGCAAAATATATTTCTTTATTTAAATTGTAATCAGTAACATAGTTATCATATTCATATGTACCATATCCAATGCCGCATAACAACACAGGATACCAATCATTTCCTTTATTATAATACTTTTGCATTTCTATTGCATTGCCTATACATCCGCAAAATCCAAAATCTAAACCAACACTATTTGCTAAAGTTTTAAGCATGTATGCTGCAAATCCAATTTCTAATGCAGCTGACTTTTCAAAAGCTCGTTGATCAGATAGATCTGTGTTTAAGTGTATTTCTTTTTCCGTAAGATACCTAGGTGTAAAAATAAAAATATAGGGTGCATCACTCTGAGGATTAGGTCTAGCTGGTATATTTTTTTCGGGATGTCCAAAGTTCATCGACCAATTGTAAAGTATTTTTTTCTCTTCTTCAGAACGATTAGGGCCTAGTATGTCTACTTGCCACGGCATTTTTGCTTGTTTACTTGGTACTAAAGTATACATTTTATCTATTATATCATTTACTAAAGATTCGTCTACTTCTTTATCAGTAAATGTAAAACAATTATGCACATAATTTTGCATCAATTCTACGATATTATTATACATTTCAATTATCCCAGTGCATCTTATTGTGTTTTTGAAAAAAGTATTCTTTTTCAATATTTATCATAGAATCATAGTCTACTCTGTAATCAAAACTTTGTTCGTCACGCCAAAAAGTTATGCGTACAAAACTTGCAGGCACGCACTCAGGTCTTGGGCCTCTCTTTTTATGTTGGATAAGCCAACTACCGTTATCGGTTCTAAATTCTGCACCGCCTGGTTTATTCCAATTGTCTAAAATATATTCAAATTGCTTTCGAGTAAATTTGTAGCTATTTACAACATAATCGTTTACCTTTATACTAAAACTTATTTCCTCTTTCTCTTTTAGATAATAAAGTTTGATTTTCGATGAAAATATCAAAATCGTTTTCCTTTTTAGTAAAATAAAATCCATTATTCCTAATAGACTGTTCAAATAGATAATACTTTAGTGTATCTAAACTCATTACTTTTATTCCTCTATTTAAATACACGTCCATAACGTGAATAATTGAGTGCGCTCCTTGATCATAACATAATTCAGGAACAATATAAGTATTATCGTTAAATTTTCTAATGTCAAAATAATTAAAATTTAACGCTGGATTAATCATACAACCTGTCATATTGCCGCCTAAAATAAAATTTCTTCTTGGTGGATGAGATAGATATAATTTTCCTAATGCGTCTAAATTGTTGCAATGTGTAACTATAACTTTTCTATCTTTAGGTATGTGGTTATCATTATTATATGCATCAACTTCGTCTTGTAATATTGCTACATCATTGAGGTTGGTTGAATAATTATGAGCGTATACAAAGATTGTTTTTTCTAAAGATTGCCAGTATTTGCATTCCTGTATAAAGCCTAATATTCTTAAAAAATTATCTTGGACTGTTTTCTGGAAAGGTACCATTAGAGTAGGCATAGCATCATACTGCACATCTATTAATATAAAATAATTGTATAAACTCATAAAGTTTATCTGTCACTCACTAGTTTTATGTCCTTACCCGGGCCTATTTTGCTGGGCAGATCTCCGTATTCTTCAATATACCATTCTATAACAGCTTTATACCAATTATGACTGTTATGATGAGCTTGTTTATTGAATCTGTATATGTTGTTATTTGTTGCTTCAATTGTAGCTAGTGCTCGTGCACTTTCTTTTTGTAAATCTCGCACAGATAAATTACTTATATCCAATTCGCATGTACCTTGTATACTTATCTAATTCTAGTTGACCTTCATATAACACTGTTTCCATCGGAGTAGTACCACCGAAGTCCTGTAATGACGGAGAACAATTTACGTGCTCAGGAATATCATAATAGTTATTGCTTTGCAAAATTATTAATCGTCCCGACGGAATGCGTGAGTACCAGCTATTAAAATCAGATATATGCTCACAACTGGTATTTATAATAGTATCAAACTCGGTTTTAAGCCATTCGTTACCGCCGGTTAATTTTAATGTTTCGTATCTTGTTGTTCTAAAATCTAAATGATGTATGTCTGCAGTTTGAGCTTTAAACTTCCATCCATCAATTACAAGATCTTTATTGATTATTTCTGCTATTTCCCAAACAGTTGGATCAACATCAAAACTTCTAATATAATCAAAATTAATATTTGCCTCTTGCATCAATGGAACAATTGTCCCATACCAGCCGGCACAGATACAAACTTTTTTAAGATTTAAATTTAAGTTTCTAAGTTCTTCTATAAGCCATAACTTGCTTTGAAGTTGTCCTCGCGATAGAGAATCTAAATCAAATCTTTCATCATTAATTAATTTTTTAAGAGGTATTACAAATTTACTGTTAGTATACTTTTCTAAAACTCTCCATAGTGAATTTGTATCTTCATTCATTAATTTAAATTCATCAGCTAACTCTGGTACTAGCCTTGACAAACTATAAAGATTTTTTTCAAGCACTGCTTTTCTTAAATCTTCATCACAGTCAACTAATCTAAAAATGCTATGTAAATTCTCTTCAACTACTGCTTTACGTAATTCGTCATTGTTAGTTAGTTTGAAAATACTAGACAAGTCTTTATCATTATACATGCGTCTGACATTTTCTATATCTTTACCGTATATTAATTCAAAACGATCTAATAAGTCCCTTATTGGATTAGACGACATTTGAATGTCTTTTTCTTCTTGTTCAAAAAAGTCGTCTGCATCGGAACCTATATGAATATTTTCTACTTGTTCAGCAGTGTGTCTTTTATCAAACTCTTTTTGTAACCAATCAAAATCATTTATTTTTGCTAAATTTTCTTTATTATATCTGTTAGCAAGGCCAAATTCCCTACCTGCGTTTGCTCCTTGCAACACTGCTTCTGAAAACTTGCCATCTGCTTGAGTACACCAAACATCTAGTCTATCATCAGTTTCGTCTGATTTTTGCCTATCTATAATTTTACTTGCTAGTTTACAGCACTCTCTAAATGCACTACGCCAAGCTGTAAATTCATCTACAGCAAAATCTGTATAGTTACTTACAATTGGCATAGGTTTAAATTTAGAACTAATGCTTGTTGTCATATCAGGCTTTGAAGTGTCCATGTGTTCCGTTAATGCACGGGGTAACAATTTTACTCCCCCATAACCATACTCTAGTCCATTTACAGGATTGACACTACGCCAAACTTTTACATAGTCTTTTTCATTTTGTGGTGACACATAATCAAACATAAAATCATCTGTTATTACTGCGTCGCCGTCTACAACCCAAAATAATTCACTTCCTACTTGTTTAGCTGCTTCTATGTGTGCGTTGTGTATACCCTTAACACCATGTACACGTTTCGCTCTAGGAAAACGTGTTTGTAGCTTTTGGAAGTTTTCGTCTCCGTTTGGCTCATTGTATGTAATCATTACAATGTCATATAAACTACGATCTTCCTTTATAAACTTTTTACCAATACGAGGTGGATTAACGTACAGTGACTTAAAAAATTTGCTTTGGTCCTCGCTGTATACCTCTAAAGGTATATCCATACCTAGTTCATCAACTATCATCTCTCCAAGGAGAGACATTTCATATAAAATGTCGGTCTCGTCTATTTTAGAATACTTGTCAGTCCACATTTTATTAACATATTCAAAATCACGGACATTAACATAATCCCAGTCGGTACAATTTGTAAGATAAGTGCCAAGACGAGCCCCGTACATTGCCCATATACCATTATCTACATCTAATCCTACAGTTTGCCAAATACGCAATCTGTCCATGTTTTTCTTGTGTATTTTAGAAAATTTTTCACGAGGAATCTTAACACCCTCGTTTAGAGTCATTTTTACACCTTCTCGAAAGCCTGCTCTCCATGCTTGCTGAGGTGTTGCATTATTATGCACATGGCTATATATCTTATCTACTTGACAATATTCAATATCCCAACAAAAATCTACTTGTGCTGCTGCATTGTCCGGATCTGCATTTTCGTGCGTCTTCATATTTTGTACAACATGTTTAGGCCAACATTTTATACCGCCGTTACCGTATGTCAATCCGTTAATAATATTTTTTCCGCTCCAACTAACAACACTGTTTGCAAGATCAACATGATCTTGAAATACTAGATCTTGATTAATAAAAGTTGGATCTACAATGTTATCAGCATCTACTGTTATAAAACGGTCTGTCTCACTAAGCTCTGCACAAGCTTTGTGTGCTGCGTCAGAACCTTCTACGCCATGAACACGTTTTGCCCAAGGCACTTTTGTACAAAGGTCATGATAATTTTTGTCTGCATTAGGCTCATCGTAACTCAAAAAGATAATATCGTAATCTTTAGGGCGTAATCTATTGTTCATTCTTAAGTCCGAATTTGATTTGTTTGTTTGCTGTGTATATACTTATTGGCTTGTCTACAATACTAGGAATTTTAAACGTTTTGCTTTTTGTGTTTTTTAATGTTGCTAAATCTATTTCAATTGAACCTGCAAATCTCAAAGGATTATCTTTTTCAGTCACGTATAAAAGTGTTTGGGAATCTTGTTTATATTCAATATTTACTGAAAGACTAATAAGGTTGCCCGATACAGTAACAAATATATTTGGATTTTCAACATATGTTATTTCTTCAAGTGATGTAGATCTATAAATTACCACCGGGTGGTCTTCAACTTGGCGTGCCTGTAGTGTAGGCATTTCGTCTACTATCTGAACTTCGTAATTTGCAAAGTTATTTTTTCCTTCTATAAAATCAATATACTGTTGCTCAGTAATTTCTAAAAGATTTTTTGTTTCGTCTTTTTGATTTATACAACCATTAACTACACCAGTTGTATTATTATAAACTAGGTAGTACACAGCCAATCCTTAATATCTTGATTTACAAAATCTTTTTCTACATAATGGAATATACCATATTGTCTATAATTGTTAACAAATAGTCCATCGGTGTTTGCATAGTATAAAAGACTTTCGCTCCAATGTTTTACTCTTTGTAGTTCTTGTAAAGGAGTTTTCATATGTATAACAGGCCATAAATTTTCTTCTAATGAAATGTTTTTCAGTTTACAGCAAATAGCAATGGATACATCAATACTACAAAAATACTGCCTACTGCTAGGTGTCATTACTTTATAAACTTCTTCATAATTTTCTACAATAGACTTTAATAAATCGAAAAACTCTTTATTTTTGTCTGTCTTTTTGAAATAGAAAAAAGCGCTATAAATGTTAGGTAAATTATTTTCAATAAAAGTTTTACGATGTATTGTGTCTTTTACAATCGTATTGCCTCTGTGATTTATAACTTCTGTAGTAAAGTACAAATCTTTATTGCTTAATTTTTCCCAAAGCTGTTCTGTACTATGTGTAAGTAATACATCGCTATCAAAAACAATAGTTTGATCGTATGGCGTTAGGTCATATACTTTTGCACGATTTTCTATTCGCCAACTGTCTTTACTAGTAACATCATCTGGTATTGCTATAACATGATCGAAAACATCGTTTGCAACTTTATCATTTGTAATAATACTTACACTTTCGTTAGGATTAAATTTTTTAATACTTAACGCTAGATCAACTGCTTGCTGGACATAATTAGCTTTATTGTTGTTCTGAGCAAATATGCAAATACCATTCATATCGACTCACTTATAATTTTTTCTAAAGCAAATTTATTCATTATATGAACATTTATACCGCTGAAATAAGAAATTTGATAGTCATTGTGTCCGCGGCGTGATAAAATAGAAATATTATCTTTATCAAAATCTACAACATCGTCAACATCAAAAGAATTATATTGAGTGTAAGGAATTTCAAAATCATTTACACTTTCTGTAAAATTTTGTAAGGTATGTATAGCAATACTAAATGCATAGTCATTTCTAAACTTTGCAGAATTTATGCCGTAAAGATTTTTATACCAAAGCCAATTATCATGTATATGTTCAACTAGATCAAAAATAGCAGCAGCAATTTTTGATTTTTTAAAAAACATTACTGTGGCCCAATACATTGGAATACTGTTTATAGATATTTTATCTACAGTAGATTCTTGTGTTGCTGTGTGAATGCCTGTATGTTTTTTAGAACAAGCAAAGCTCTTATTAGACTCAAATAGATTATTCAAATTATTGTTAGATACAATAAAATCTGTATCCATGACAATAGTTTGCTCGTAAGGAGTTAATCTATAAGCATGAAATCTGTCAGTATTATACCAATTGTCACGCTCGCTTGCTTTATCACTGTCTTTAAATAATTTAAAGTTTTTTGCGTTATCTACTTCTTTAAAAATAACCTTATCGAACACTTCTGCACCAACAAAATCTGTAGCGTCAGTAACAATACTTACTGGTAAGTGCATGTATTCTTTTACACGTTTTGCGCAGAAGACTGCTTGTGCTACATAGTCAACAACATTGTTATTATGGGCAAATAATAAAACACCGTTAGACACTGTTATCCCTTATAGTTTTAGATATTTCTGTATATCGCGAGTGATACTTAGCAATTGCAGTTTGATATTGCGAAATAATCTTGGTTATAAAGTCTTCTGTATCGGTAATCTCTATAGGAATGTTATTTTGGTCAAGTATAAGCTTTGGATCACTTCCTGTAATAAAACTAATTAATTGAGCATCTGCAACAAACCGACCGCCATTGTAGTATAGAGTAGAATCTTCTATGTACTGATCATATAAAAGTTTTTTGTGCCTGTTAACAGTATCTAGTAATTTACCTACTTCTAGGGCATTCAAAAGTTTTTCGTCCATACTATTAATTATACAGACTTTTACTGTAGTGTCAAGAAATTATGTCCAGCCTCCCGAAGTAAATGTAGGCACTGCTACACTAACAACGTTACTGTTGGGTGTAAGCACTGTTAAAGTACCTGTAACATCTACTGTAACATCCTCGTCTTCTGCTGGTCCTGTGCCTGTTTGGTCACCTGTGTCCGCATCAACAACTTGTAACTGAAATGTCATTTGTGTGTCACTTACGTGATATGCTCTTACTCTTATATAGTTTTCGTCATACTGCGAATAAGCTGGATTAACATCCGCTAAATCCATTTTAATTATTGTACGAATAGTGCTAGCATCAGAATTGCCAAGCAAGTAATAAAAGTCTCTAGTATCATACACTGTTGAAGCAGGACCATCTGTACTAACAATATAACCTGTTAAGTTAGCAGTGCCAAATCCGTTAAGAGCACCTAACCAGTCTTGATCCTTGTTTCCAGCGCCTGCGTTTGCTCCGCCAAACGAGAATCTAAATATTCCGCCTGCGTTCCAAAATTGGAGCTTATGTGTTTTGCTAGTCCAAGCTGCTGTTATTGACAGTGTCTTTGTGCCGTTCCACGTTGGCGTTAGCGTTGCTGTTAATCCTGTTGAGCTTGACAAATGTGTGCTGTGAGCGTTGAATCTATTAATATAATTAAAATCACTAATAGTTTCCATGTTATTATACTGACTTGCTGTAATATCATCACCAGCTGACAAAACAGCTATAGCAGGAGATGTTGAAGTAGAATTTGTAATATGATCGTGAGCATTTATAATGTCAGTTCTTATATTATTCCAATCAGCAGCAGTGACTTTATCACCTACTACACGAGATAAAGCAGAACCAGTAATGTTCCAGCCATACGCTGTTGTATCATCTGTAACATCGGCAGGAGCACCTCTTACTTGTGTAACTTTTACATATAAAGCGTTGTATTCCGCTTGTCCAATTTTATCACCTGCACTTTTAGCCATTTTGAATCCTTATGTATAGTTAAATGTGTTAGTAGGTGTTTTCTCCGCAAAAGTTGGAATATCTAGTGCTACATTGGATCCAGATGCCGTAAACACTTGTACAGTACTTGTAATATCAGTTTGTACATCAGAATCAATGCCAGGAAGTCCGTCATCAAGATCATTTACTACAACTTGGAATTCATATTGTGTGGTTGATCTTTTAATCACCTTAATTTCATAAAAGTTTTCGTCATAACCACTGTAATCGTAATGATCTGCACCGCTAGTTGTATATACAGTTTGTGCTGTGTTCAAACTAAGTCCATCTATATACCACCAGCCGTTATATGACGGACCGCTTTGTGATATAGATAAAGAACCACTACCGGTTTCTGTCATACTCAAGTTGTTTATTTCTATTACACCAACATTGTTTATGATAGTTTTCCAGTCGTTGCTTTTTCTATCTGATCCTGTGTAAGAAGCCGAAGCGCTAAACCGCAAAGTACCTCCGGCATTGATCCAGCCTTTTTTATGATTTTCGTTATCCCATGTCATGGTAAATGCATGAACTTGTCCACCATTCCAGGCTGTTGTTAATGAACCAGTAGTTGCGTTAGACAAACTTCTTTGTGTAGCAGCTACAGTATTTCTGTTATTAATATTGATGTCTGCAATATTTTCAAAAGCATTGTAAGTTGCTGCATCAATAGTTTCGCCTACTGCTATTTCATCTAAAGACGGTGCACTTCCAAAAATATGGAAATACGACTTTACTATGTCACTGCGAAGTTTATTCCAATCTGCTGCGGTAATATTTTCATTAGGTAGTCTAACAGGTGCCTCTGATGATTGGTTATAACCTGCTGTAGTGCCAATTGATCCTGTTGTCCATGATCCAGACGGTTCACCAAAAACCCTATCGGCTTTTGCTCGCAACGCTTCGTAGTCAGCTGCGGTAATATTTGATCCTGCTGTAACTGCCATGTTTTATTACACCATTAAGAAGCATTCAACGTACTTCTCGCCAGTATTTAGTTCCGTTTCTAATGCTATGCCTACTAAATGATCTGCTTCGTCTGTAGATCCAGTTCCGTCTTCATGCGCATAAATCTTTTCGCCTTTTCTAACAGGACCATCAACTAGCACAGGAACTCTTCCTTTAAGGGCAATAGCTTGACCATTTTCTAAATCACTGTTCATTAAATATGCTGGACTTTCTGATATCACACCCATTGCCACAGGAGCACCTGGTTGATATGCTGTTGTCTCTGCATCGCCATGCGTTGCGATAGTCATTATTGTGCCTACTCTGTAATCGCCGTCTAAATCAGTAGTATACATTTCAGCTAAATCTGCATACCTAGCTTTAGTAGCTGTGCCTTGGAAAAGTGTAGCATTTAAGTTACCACTTGAATCTCTTACTGCAACAGTATTTGCAGTGCCTGCTCCAGAACTATCAACACTAGCAACTCTGTCGTTGCCGCCTACTCTCATTGCACTTGCAACTTCTGACAATCCGTAAAAGTTTGCTGCATGCATATTTACAAATGCTCTTGATGCAGATCCGATATCAACACTTTCACCCGAGCCAGGTAAAATTTCTCCTGCTTTTACTTCTAATACATCTGTACTACCAATTCTATGTACAGTTTTATCACCTTGATCGTTAGATATTACAGCTTCGTTACCGTTTTCTACAAGTAACTTTAAATCTTGTCCTGCACCTACAAATAAACCTGTATCATTGCCTATAGACACAGGTTGGGTAAGTGCTGTAGTTTGCCCTTCTACTTCGCGAATAAATGCTGATGCTAAAAATCCACCTAGCATTTCTGAATTTCTAGCAGTACCAAAGAATCTATGATCGCTTGTAGTTACACCATTTGTACTTGATTGCGTGTTTCTTTGTGTAACTCCTGGTTTTACAACATCAAAGTTTGGAATTGCATTGTTTTCTGCTGTTTGATCAATTGTATATTCTGCATCATCGCTGAATATATAAACAATAACATCATTAATGATTGCAACAATAGCTTTATGTAGTGTACCACCTGTATCTTTAATCAAACGACTTTGCATTTGTGTTACACCACTACCTGCATCCTGCGGACCTACAAGTATAAATTCACTACCAGTATATACATGTAATTGCAGATCGTCGCTATCCCACCATAAATCACCTTCGCTAAGACCAGCTGGCGCAGTGGTTGCTACTTCAGTGCCGCCTGTATTGCGCCAACGTGTACCGTTCCAATACTTAATTTTACCGTTACTAGAATCATACCAAATTTGTCCAGTAAGCGCTCTAGGTGGCTGATTACTACCTGCAAAATTTTCTAATAAAAATACAAAGTTTTCATTTTGTATCTCACCATAGCCTGCATAGTTTCTACCTACTAGTTTCAAATCAGTTGACTGATCAATAGTACCGTCTTCAACTACGGTTAATACATTGGTGTTATAATTGTTAATTGTATATGCCATTATTGCTTAACCTCTCAAGTACTAGTATTTATCCGTATGGCTTAATTATCTTTACCAGGTGCTAATAGCAACTCTTTTCCACGTGTCTGTAGCTATGCAAACATAAATGTAATTGCTATCCCATCTAATCTCACCTGTCTGCCCGGGATCAGTAGCACTTCCTGGCGTTGAAGTATTGGTAATTCGAATACTTCCAGCTACAGATCCATTTTCTACAGTTAAATCGGATAGTAGTTTTACAGGTGGGTCAATAGTAATTTCAGAACTATCTTCTGAATCTATGTTAGTCACGCTTAGTGTACCAGCTACTGCTGCACTAGAGTACATTCTTACAAAAGGATTTATAACTACTTCTGTACTGTCAGTAGTATCAATTTGATTTGCATATACTGTTCCACTAACTGTAACATCGCCGGTTACATCTAAAGCTGTACTAGGAGTATCTGTGAATATACCTATTCGTCTTTCACTAGAGTCGATTTTTATTGCATTTATTTTAGAACTACCTTCTGTAGTTCTTATAGCAAAATCACTATTTTGACGTTCTATATCTATCACAGATATTTCTGTACCGGATGAGTCAACACGTAAAGTTGCATACTTAGCGTCTTGATATCCCACGCTAAGTCCTGATGTTCCTTTTACAAATAAGCCAGACTCGATACGTTGATCTACTAAGGCATTTAATGAATTACGTTCTTCTACTTTTACAAAAGAACTAGGAGTAAAGCTATTTCCTAAACTGTCTGTTAAACTATTAGTGCCATTTGATGTACCTCTGTAGTTGTAATTTACAGTATCAACTGGATTAAAACCTATTTTAATTACAGTGCCGGCAGTCCATCCTGTGGGTGTTGTAGCTGTATTTGGTGTGAATTCAACACTACTCCAAATACCTTTCAAAACTCCTGCTATATATTGGCCTAATACTGTCCTTTGAACTCCTACAGTATCTACTATATCAATACCTTCGGTGCCTGTTTTTCCTTGTGTCTTAGTATATGTAGGCCCAACTACAACATAACTTGTGCCATTATAAAATTTTAGCTGATCAGTGCCTGTATCAATAAAGATATCACCAGTATCTACGTTGGTTGCTACAGTTCCAACTATAGTACCGTTGGCGCTTACAAATGTTTCGCCATCATAAACTTTTAGCCTATTTTGAGCAGCATCATACCAGAGTTGACCTTTTAGAGCATTTTCAGGCGCTGATGTTGACGAAAAGTTTTCTAGCATTTTTACTAGATTTTCGTTTAATGCCTCGCCGAACCCGGAGTAGTTTTTTCCTATAAGTGTGATATCAGTTGTAGTTGTATCCACTACTCCGTCATTTAAGTCAGTAAGTATACTACCGTCTGTTTTGTTAATTCTATAGGCCATTAATTAACTCCTGTGTAGATGATATAATTCATTGCAAGATATGGATTAGTAACATCAAGAGCTGCACCTAATGTTGTGCTGTTTACACCACCACTCGTAGGTATTTTTTCACTTGTAGCAGATCCTATTGTAAAGTCTGCTGACAATACCCCAGACGGTAATGACGCTTCTTTTGTTTCTCTATGAGCAAAAAACTGTTGTCCTGTTTCTGATCTCATATCATGTTCGTGTTCTGGAAGATTAGTAACATCGATTGTTACTTCTTTTTCTCCTGCGACTTGTGCTAAAGTTGTAGCACCTGTAACTCTATTATCTGTAGATGACGGAGTAGTACTTCCCATGTTATATAAACCTAGTGGCAACCTACCACGCAAATCCGGTAGTGCAAATTTACCACTTGACGGTGTTGGATTATATGTATAACCTAAAATTGCAAATAGTGCACTATATACAGATGTTTCTAGTTCTTGCCCGTTACAAAACTTCCAGCCAGTTGGTTCAGTTGCGCCTGGCCAAATCATCATTCCGCCTACCGGGCTTAATCCGGGTATTGCGTTAAACAGGGTTGATCTAGAAATTTTTCTTAAACCAGTGTCTGTGCCGCTGTTTCTATCTATTATAAACGTATCACTATCTAGACTGTCTGACGCTAGTGTTTTTGTAGAAATTACTGTAGGAGAAATCGTTAGATCAAAAGTTTTTGTGCCGCCTTGGCCATCAAATGTATCCGATACTGTCTCTACGTCACCTGTATATGAAAATGTTGTAGAATTTACAAGTTTACTAGCAGAAGTTGCTGTGCCTGATACAGAGCCCGACACATTACCTTCTAAGTTACCTATAAATTTACTTGCATAAACATTTGCAAATCTTTTTACGCTATTCCCTATGTTACGTGTATTATCGCTGTCAGGTAAAATAATATCACTTTCTGAATCACCACTGGCTCTTGCATGAGTAGCAGGTAATGCTGCTAGATATTGATTACCAAATGTTGCAGATTCTTCAATAGTTGCTTTTCCACCAACATTAATATTTTGATTTATCCCAACACCGCCTGATGTGACTATAGCCCCTGTAGAAATACTTGTGCTAGATGTGGTATCTGTAATAGTTAATGCACCAGATGCTTTCACAGTGCCTACTACTTCTAATGCACTATCAGGCGCTACTGTGTTAACACCTACTCTTTTGTTACTACCTACTGATAACACTGTATTTGTATCACCGCTAGACTTTGTTTGCAAGTATATGTTACTTCCGTCAGTAGTATGCCTAAGTACACCGTTACCGCTTGCTAACGAAAGTGATACTTCTCTATTTCCGCCTAGTGTGATACCGTCATTATTCTGAATATTGAGTGGACTAAAAGAAGTAGATTCTGTATCTCCTCTTAAAAAATTATTTGCAGTAACAGACTTATTTGACACAATAAGTGATTCTGCTTTTTCTGCGATTCCATAATATTTTACTGTATCAGCTAAATTATATCCCGGCTTTAGAGTTTGTCCAGCAAACCCATTTATAAAAGTTTTTGGTACAAACGTGTCAAACGCAATTATTGCAACTACTTTTGCATTTACTTCCATCTGAATTACATTATAGCTTGCATCATCTGTACCTGTAATTTGTGTAACTTTTACACCTGTGGTCAATCCACTACTGTATTCAGGTCCAACTAACAGCCACTCAGATCCTGAAAACAAATAAAGCTGTTGTTTTGCTTTATCTACCCACAGGTCCCCTGTTACACTATTTGCAACAGCTGGTATAGTATCTGACTTTTGTAAGCCGCCTGCACTTGTAAATTTAGTACCATCGTAAACTTGTAACTGTTCATTTACATTATCATACCATAATTGCCCTTCGACAGGATTGTCTGGTTCTAATACATTTGCAAAATTTTCTAATAATTTGATTAAATCTTCAGCAATAACCTGTCCGTATCCTAGGGAATTTTTTCCAGGAATTTTAAGGCTAGTTTCGTTATTAATTGTATTATCTTCAACAGTTAATGCATTTTTTCCGCTATCTGAAAAGTTAATAGTATATGCCATTTCTATTCCTCGTTAAATCCTGTTAAGCTTTGCACACGCACAGTATAATCAACTTGAATAAGTCTGTTTAAGCTTTTTTGTACTGGATGAAAAATAACATGTGTTAGCAATCTACCATTACCATCAGGGTCGTATGATCTAAGTCCTAGCTCATCAAAAATAAACGTGCCTTCTGTATTTGCAGAATTATCAAATGCGTCTTGCCCAGACGGTTCGCCGTAGTCTAATAAACATGATACTAGTACGTCGGTATAATTTGTTCCACTTACATGACGTGTTTCTATTTTGTTTCTAAATGGATCTGTGTTATTCGCACTGCGATCATCAACAATTTTTGCATACGTTTGATTATATAAACTTGCGTTTGTTCCTGTACTATTAGGAGTAAGATATGTAATAATACCAGTTGGATCGACACTAGTGCCGCCGTTACCAAATGCCATTTGATATATAAACCCACTGCCATTATTACCCAAACTCTCAGCTAAAGAAATACTCATGTTTTCATAGTGAATTGCATTTCTTTTATTGATTATAACGTCGCCTGTATCAGGGTCACTTATTTTGATATGACCTTCAATAAGCACTCCGTTTAGATCGTTAAATGTGTTCATTTTTTATATTCCTGTTAACTATATTTATCTGGGTAAATCAACTGTTGTCGATCGAAGGAACTTAGCAATATCAGTTTGGCTTTCTGACAATGTTTTACCTGCGTCACTCCAGGTCAAACCTTTCTTTCTAATTACTACTACTTTTACACTGTCAGCAGGCACGCTTGCTAATGTTAATGTTGTACCACTGTAAGAAAACTCTGCAGGCAATGTTACATCACCTTCTGGAGAATCCATTGCAATACTATCTACTACAGTTCCATTACCGTCAGTGTATTCAAATCTATAAGAGGATATACTATTTTTGCGGAGTCTTTTACCACCAACAAATACTTCAAATTCGTTACTACTACTTGGAGTAAAGTCAAGCACAAACTCGTCAGCTGTTCCGTCGCCAGTATATACAGTAGTATACAACTCGTCTTTATAAGGAACATTATTTGCTCCCGAAACTTCAATACCAGATGTGCCTGCACTGTATATACCTTTAACTCCAGTACCCAAAGTGCCACGTCTCAACTGCGATAATTCGTTATCTGCTTTAACAAAATACTCAATTCGTTCGCCGTCTATCCAAATAACGCCCGGTGTACCATCTGCGTCTGGCTCAGACAAAGCACTTGCATCATCTAGCACAATCTTTTTGTCGTACCACTTTAAATCATTACTTAATTTAAAAGCTTTGCTAGAATCTAAACTTTGATAATGAGTTCTATTCAAAATATCTTTAAATTGCTGCCAGCCAAAAGTATCACGCAAAGGGTCTGCTGCAAAATGCACCACTAAAAACTCATCATTTAAACTAGGCTGACTTGCAAGTTCGATACTACTTCCGGTAGCATTGATGCTGTAGTCACCATTAGGAGTAAGTAGCTGCCCGTTTTTGCTAACCCAAACATACTGTGCATCTACAACTGCGGTATCTAGCAGTATACGGCCACGTTGTATATTTGTTAAAACATTATAGTCATTCGAAGTAGTATCAACACCGCTTCTATCCTTGACTGTAATACGCTGTCTATTGATGTTTCTATGATCGTGATTCGCAAATGTAATAACTTTTAACAATGTGCTTTCACTATACGTAGACGTAAATGTAATTGTATCTGAATCAATACCAAAATCGTTTCCAGTGTCAAAAGTTCCAAATGTATAATCTGCATTATGTCTTGTATATACTTCTAGTGTCTGCTTACCTGTTAGATCAAACACAGCACTTAAATGTATAGTACCAGTTTCTGGTGTCCATGTATAATCTTTATTAAATTCCAATACAGAATCATCAGCTACTACATAAAGACTATATCCAGGAATATTGTTTAAATCTATTTGTGAGTTGTTTAACACAAATGATCTTGTTGAATCGTCCATTGTAAACTTTTGTGCATAGCCTGGGTCAAGTAAAGTGTTGCCTGCTATGACTACTGTATTCCATTCTAAAGGATTTTTTACAGCAGGTTTATTTGATAGATCATAGCTTACAGAACTACCATCTGCTGTAATGTTCTCTATGATTATCTTACTGTAATTGCTTGTATCTGCAGGCTTAAAGATAGCATACTGTACTACGTCATTGAACACAGCAGCTTCTGCTAAACTAATTACTGCACGACCGTCTTGGTTAACAATCTCATGATCTATGTCTGCGCCGTCTACTCTAGCAACACTCTGAAGATCGTCCTCATGACTTACTCCAGTTAATATATTGAGCGTACTTCCGTCGCTTGTAAATGTATCACTTTCTATTATGTTAGATCCTGCAAGTCCAAAGTCGTTAATTCTAATTACACTTCTAGCCGCGGGCGCAGTTACAAATTGTACAGTCTTTGTATCTACATCAACAGTGTAATCAGATGTTAAACGCTGTAAATTACCGTCAACACTCACTATAACTTGAGTAATTTCATACAAATTAGCATCAATTGTAAAATCTGTTGTTGTACCGTTGCCGTAAAAAATATTGCTAGTAATATTGCTGTTACTACCCGATGGTCTTTCATACACTTTGATGTTAAGTGTGTCTAGTACTTGTCCCGGAACGTGTTCTTCTACACTTCCGCTTGTTATGTGTGATACAAAATTATCACCATCTATAGTTATATCTTCAGACGAAATACCTCTAGCATTTCCATAAGCAAGATTACCGCCTGACAATTGTGTATCAATTGTGTTTGGATTTAATGCATAAGTGCCATCACTAGAACTCTTTCTTATGATTAGTTTATCACTTGTATCATAATTTATTACTGCACCAGTATTGTTTCCATCACTTTGTATTGTCTGAAGCTTAAAATCATCTAGGTACATTGTGGTTGTTACACCGTCGCCGACTAGTGTGCGCATGATAGCATTAGGATTGTCAATTGCAGTACTTCCATCGTAATTAGGATCATCAATTCTAACTTGATTTAAGTATACATTATAGCTGGTGCCTAACTCTAATGGCTTTGACAGATTAATTTCTACCGTTGATTCATCAAACTGGAAAACTTCGTCTTCGTTAGTATCTGTATATGCATCCCATTCTGAAGTATACCAAGCATCGTTGTCCCATCCTTGTATTGTTTCAAAGCCTACTCCTTTTACTTCTACTCCGCCGTAGTCTACACCAACCATAAGTTGTGTTAAGTCTTTGCCTAATTGACCAGTAGCAGGAGTATAGTATGCATTAATTCGATCTGCTGCATTTAAAATATCCAAAGACTTTTCGTATGCTATGGTAACTATTGTACCGTTAGATAATGCACTTGTAGTTGTAATTCTACCCTTAGATCTTTTATAAGATTTAGAAGTGTCAACAACATTTGAAAAACTATATTCACTTTTGCCTAGTTCAATACCATTTGCTTTAACACTAATTTTATCTCTAGTTAGTACAATTGGCCACTTTAAATCGTACTCAAACTTACTACCGCTACTAGTAAATGTTTCCTCTACATTTATATCTGTAATTGTAAATGATCCTGCTGTTCTATCAAACTTCATAGCAGTTTTTGTCGAACGAACTAATCCATTGCCGATTTCTAAACTTATTTCTCCATTTGTACCACCTTCTTCGATATTGTGAAGTAATTCTATGCTAGGTGCACTGGTATATCCACTACCAGGGTTAACAATTTCTACCTTGGTTATCTTTCCGCTTGTTCCGACATATGTTTTGATTTCTGCGCCTGTGCCTCCGCCTCCGGACAACTTAACAACAGGTGCAGTTCTGTACTTAGATCCTGCATTATTAATATGTACAGCGGTTACTTCATAACCATTGTTATTAGCCCAATGCTTATTTGGATAATTTTCAATTATTTCATCTAAAACTGTTATTTCATTATCAACAATTTTAGTATCTGCATGAATTAATTTTCCATCTTGGGCGTCGTACACAGGTGTCAAGTCAAAATCTGTCACAAAGCTATTTGTAGGTTCTAATCTTTCATATGAACTTAAATATTCCCTTATTTTACTTTTGAACGGCTTAACTTCTTTTATGTATTCTTCATAGTCTGCAAGATTATCGTTGTTAAATGTGATGTCTTGTCGTAGCTGTCCTACATTGTGTTTTGCTTTAACAAAACTTGTTTTGAAAAGCCAGTCGGTATTTGTTTGTTCACTTAACACATATCTAAGGCTAGCAAAGAATAATCTGTTAAACTCCAGTAATAAATCATTAACAAATATATTATCTTTAATTGCACTTAGAATTGTTCTTAATTCGTATACTGGTAAAAAGTCATAAAACTTAATATCAAAACTATTACTATCGAAACCAAACGAAGGTGGTTCATAAAGATTAGAACCAAATTCAATTGTTCCTTTTTCACGGCCGATTGTATCATAATCAATAGTGTAATCTAAGCTGTTGGTAACATCTTTTCTCTTCAATAAAAGCCAGCCGCCTGAGCCTACATTTTGTATTTTAACTATTTCATTTCTGTTTATGTTGGCATTTATAAGACCATGACTATTACTTACAATATGATCTATCCTAGTGTTCGCATTAAATCCTGCAGCATACCAATCGATATAATTCCAGTAAAGAGTTGTATCATATTTTTGTTTGCTTTTTCTTATCCAAGATTCGCCATCTCTTTCATAAATTGCCCATTTATTACTAATAGTGGAATCATTTTTTACAAGAACTGCGTATTTTCTAATTGTTAGTATTGTATCACTTAGATAATTTGTTCCTTGTTTTACCACTGTTGCAGTTCTAACACGTCCTAGCGAATCAACTGTAACATTTACTTCTGCATCGCTGCCTTTACCATACACAATAACCGGCGGTGCATTTTTGTATCCACGCCCTGGATTGGTGATTTCTACTTTTGTAATTTTACCGTTTTCTACTACCGGTGTTAAAATTGCAGGGATAAGTTTTTCTGTTTGTATATCAGCTAAATCTTCTAAATCATCTACAGACTCGTCATACAAATTAGATGATGCAGCTGGCGCTGGATCAGTATCAAACAACGGAGTTAAAGTTTTACTATCAACAATTAGTGTATCTTTGAGTACAAGGTTTATTCTTTCTACAACTTGCTTCAAAGCTTCGAGTCTGTTAACAAACCAAGACTGACGTGGCTTTGACAAGTTACCATATCTATATTTTGTTGGTATAGAAGTATCAGGCACAGGTAGTAAGTTACTATCATAACCTATTAAACTGTCAAACCATTTAGTAATTACATCATCAGTTGGTTGACTTGTTTCTAAATTTTCTGATATAATTTTATATTGAGTATGTACATTTACATCAGTATTCTCTTGGTTATAAAATTGTACATTCAGAGATACGTCTTTTGCGCTGAGATATTTGTTAACGTTATTAAGAACAAATCTGTCAGCTGATAAAAATGATATAGATTCTACACCATTGTTGTTTGGATCAGCAATGTAACTACTAATAGCTTTTACACTGAAGTTTCTATCAGACTGAACTGGAATTGTTGTCTTATCTTTTACCCAGTAATAGTACTTGTTAGAAAATGTTTTTGCTATTGTATCATAAACTTTTCTCGATACGTAAGTAGATTCTGTTTTAGCTGTTCCTGTAATTCCATTTCTAATAGCTTCTGCATTCCCAGCTTTTGATAATTCGTTGTATTTAGATGGAAGATATGGACTTTCAATCCATTCATAAACATCTACACTACTAGAACCAAACGCTGTGTTCCATGTTTGTGCACTGTAAATAATTTCTGATTGATAAGGATTATAAAACTTTGCATTTGTCAGATCCCACCAGACCTGTCCTACTTGTTCAGAACCCCAAGTATTGTTTACGTCTACGTTGTCCGTATCTAATCCTACAGAATACACAGCCGGATCATCATTAGTTTTATAATTAATTTCTTGATCAGCAAGTCCTGATATTTTTCCTTGATTAATATCAATATAATCAAGATTTGCTATTCGTGTATTTGTTTTTGTGTTATATAGATAAACTTCTTTGATTTTTTCTAGATCTACAGTAGATTGTATTTCACGAAGTGTACGCCACATGTTTTTGCTAGAATCTGTAATTTTAAAGTTATACACTTCGCCAATATTTGTACCAGTATAAGTTTGTGGTTTTATTGGTATGCCTATAAAAATATCATTGTTTTTAAGCAAAACATGCTTGCCAAAATCACGCAAATTTTGATCTTTTGCATTAAGCTTTTGAGCTAGCAAATATTCATTATCAACATTTTCATACACATACACAATTCCTTGGAATTCATTTGTGTATGAAAAATTAGTAAACCCAGAATCAAAATATGTTTGACTATTATCGAAAATTGTTGGAGTAACTGCGTCGCTGTTTTTTGCACTGACTAATAATCTATTGCCATCAAAGTCGATGTTATACCCAAACTGCTCACCATTTTTATAATTAGAATTTTCTAAAGTATGATCTAAAGTAAACTCTCCATTTACTTGCTTATATATAAACACTTGGCCTTCGTTGGACTGATATATGTCTTCAAGCGGCTTACTGATAGCTATAAACATACCATCGCTACTTATTGCAGTTTTCCACTCATTAATCGCACTAGACTCGTCACCTGCAATCACAATCTGGCTGTGTTGATAATTTTCATCAACATTTCTATACACCACAACAGTAGACGGCTTGTTTTCATAAGTAACTTTAGAAACAACTACTGCGCCATCTTTTGAAACATCAAACTCATCTCCAAAAGTTTCTACATTATCATTATCTAACACGCTTGAAAAATCTGTACTGTCATTTATAACAACAATATTTGTGTTGTTAGGAATAAATCCTACATAATCCACGTAATCAGATTTTTTAGTCCAGTTGTCTAAACTAAATGCAGTACCAGCAACTATGTTTAGTCTTGCTTCGTATAACGCATCTCTATCTTCACTTACAAATACAATATCTCCCTGTCTGTATGCTAATGATTCATCGAATGGTCCTTTATAAGATTTAAACTTAGATGATTCCCAATCATAACTAACAGTCTCATATATGCCTTTGTTAAAGAAGTAAATTTTACCAGGCAGTGCGGCTGTGCCATTTCCAGCAGCTTGAACAAAAGCTTTATAAGTGTCACCTTTTTTACGTATTTTTACATTGGCGCCTAAATTTGAATCTGTCTGTGCATCTTGCACTATATAAGATCCATATTCACTAAATGCAGTTCCGTCATTTTTATAAACAGAATACACACCTTGATTAGTGAATGAACTTGCAGTTCCGGCAGTGTCAACAGGTATATTATACACTACTTCCCAATCGCTATTACTAATGCTAGGTGCTTCTTGTGCTCTAGGATCACCTAGAACTTGTCTGTTGGTGTAGAACCAATATTCAGCACCTTCTAAAATTTGCTGAGTAGGAAGACTTATGTCAGTTCCAGTATCTACAACTATTAATTTACCTATAGTAGCACTGCCTACAGATACATGCTGTATATCGCCTATTTCTCTATCCACTTGATAGATACCAGAGCCTCCGGATATTGCTAAAAATTCAATTTCAGATAAATCACTATAACTTTCGCCTTTACTCCACGCACCAGTCACATCACTAACAAAAAGTGTAGCATCTAGATAATTTCTTTGAATGAATTGAACTTTTGCAGTAGCGCCAGTTCTTTTATCCCTTACAGTCTGGCCAACTTGTGGTATATATGGCTGTCCGTTAGTTTGGAATTTAGTAAATCTTAGTCCAATATAACCGTCCCAAAGTCCTGCAACAGATACTTCTTTGTTAGTATCAGCTGTAGTTAACCCTATATCAGTAATGTCTTTTTGCAAACCTGCAGAGTAATTTGGTAATTGATTTACATATAAATTAACTGTATCAGAAACACTTAACGTATCTGTAAGTGCTTTTGGAGCACGCACTACATACCTACTGTCTAATATTGTGCCGTTAGCATTATTTGCGTTAGGGAAACCATCACTTGTTAAAACCCTGATGTAGCTATTTTTGTTGTTTTCGCTATCTATAACAGTAGTATTATTATCTAGAATGTTGTGATATGTATTACCAAAAGTACTATCATTTGCCATGTCTACATATACAAGACCCCGGCCTTGGTCGGATAATGTACTAGAATATGCTGGTGTATAATTGGGTGTATCTATCCACCAAAACCCACCGTACACAGTGCCGTCAGCATCAGCTTGTTTTTCAAAGTCACCAATATACTCTCCTGATACTCTGTATAGTGAATCAGTTGAGTTAAATGATCCAGTTTTACTACGCAGATATACTACATATTTTCCGTCAGTGTTACTATGTACATAATCAATCTCAGCTGTGCCTGTATCAGTTTGTACAGTTTCGCCTAATTCTGGTACTACTGTTAATGAGTCAAAGTAAATTACTGTATCTATGCTTCTACGTATTGCATGAGTACCATCAAAAAATGATTCATTTAAAACACTATAGTTGCCATTAAATGGCTGAGTAGCCGTTGGAAGTAAAACATCTTGGTAGCCGTAAGATAGAGTATTCCAGTCTAGTTTAATTTCCCAATTGCCGGTGCTATCTTCTGTAATTGTGTTATCGTAAAGTGTTTTAGGTGCCCTAACCAGTATATGATTTACAGTGTCTGTAAACGGTGCTGTAGCAGTGCCGGATGGAATAGAATAATTACCTACATATATTACAGGCACATCGGCATTGGAATTGGTTTGGTTTTCTAGAGCGTATATATTTTGTACAGTGCTCGAGAAAGTATTAAAATTTACTCCAGCTGAACTGTACAACAGATCAAACTTTGCTCTCCATAGCCTATTTTTATAGGATACAATTTCATTTTTTGCATAGGTTGTGGTGTTAGAGAAAGCATTTTTAAATTTAGATTTTACATTAGATGCTTTTGGAGAACCTACAATTAACCATTGCCCATCTTCAGATAGTTCTATAGAAGAACCAAAAGCTTGGCCGTCGGCAGCATAATCAGCAGGAGTAAGATACTGGTTGAAAACCCATTTTTTATTTTTGCCTGCTCTTCTATAAACATAAACTATACCGTTTAGACTGTTAGGATCTCCAACACATAAAACATTTCCAGAATTATTAGCGGTTATTGCTGTAGCAAATGTTGAAGACTTTGTAAATGAACTATCGTCTGCCGTACTAGGACCATCAAAAATCTCAGCTTCGGTGTATAAATTATCGTTTGTTAACACTTTCCATTCTGAATTTGTACCAATTTTATCAATCCATAATTTAGTATTAGGTTGAAAATAATTTTGCATTGCTGTGTTAGCATCGGCTGTATTTGCAAATCTAGCAGGTTCAAATCTTGTTAACTCTGCGTTAGATATAGCTCCAGTAAGAGAACCCACTGCATCTCTTGATGCTTCGGGTATTTCTAATTCTAATATAGCGTTTTCAACAGATACAACTTTTGCAAAAAAATCAAACTCAGAAAACTTTTTAATAGTAGTTTGAAGTTTGCTGCTGTCTTCTAATAATTCTGCTTGTGAACTTATACCATATACTGAGTGAATACCTACAATATCATCTTTTTCAATATCTTTTATTAAGTTATTTGTAGTAATTTTTATTGTACTTCCGACATTTATACTAGCAATATCAACGTCTGCTCTTATATGGCGATTTACACTCCATGATAAACCTTCTTTTCCTGCCCATACAAATTCATTGCGGCGTACAGTTTTGATTTTTGTTCCTACAAGATCGTCCATAGTATCTACAATTTTAACCACATCTTCTTTGTGAACATAACCTGGTGAATTTGTAAATGTATCTACAACTACCTTTGTAGGGAAAGGATTGTTATCGTAATTTTTTGTAGGAACACTAACTTCAAACGGCTTGAGTCTATATACAACATCACTTGTAAATTCAGAACTTTGATTTGTTAATAAAATAGGCTGCGGATTTGCAAGTATTTTTGATTCGTCAATAGGAGCTTCAAATTCGTCGAAAATGTCTACTCCACCATATTGTCCGTCTCGTATGGCCCATTCTTCATAAAATTCTAAACTATCTTTGTCGCTGCTTGCAAGAACATCAAACAATTTAGAAAGAGCGTTAGACGTGCCTTTTTCTAAAATCATACCTTGATAAAATTTGTACTGACTAACACTATTATTAATAATATTTTCTAAATAGTCTCTTTTTTGATATCCGATTAAATGCTGTGCAAATCTTTGTTGTTCAGTATCAAGATTGTCACTATCTAAATCATAAAAATCAGTAAACTGATTTGTTTTATATTCAAAGTTAGGGAAAAGTCCCTGTCTAGGTTGTTCTGATAATTTAATCCATTCTGCATCGTTAAACACAGTTGACGGTGCAACTTTTACATCTGCTACATAATAAAACTGTTTATGCTTTACAAGAGTGCCAATATCATAAGGCACATTTTGTTTCCATTCAGCAGCAGTAGCATCACTGTAAATAAAGCCAGGAATGTTTGTACTACCTGTCCATTCTTCTGTTCTATAACCTAATAATTTTATTCTTTCTTGTCTATAACCTGGTGTTTTATCATAGATAATATCATTAAACACTGTTTCATTATCTAATAACACAACATGTTCAGTTTGAGTCATAGGCAGCTCAACATAAAACACACCCTGACCTGTAACGTCTGGATTTATAAACATTACAAAGTCGTTATCAAGTCTACTCAATGTAGTGTTTTCTATGTCTAAATATGATCCGTCTGCTTGCAATAATGTATAATCGTTAGGACCTGTTAATATGTTACTTACAATAGTGCTATTACTTGCTAGCTGTAGATAAGATGCACTAGGGCTTAACGAAATAGCTGCACCCGAATCTAGATTGTATAATGTCCAAAACAAAAATTCTTGTATAGAATGTTTCCAATCTAAAACTTTGTTAATTGTATTATCAAAAAAGTCAAAAACAAATCCTTTAGACAACAAATATGCTTCATAACCTAGTAAGAAATCTACTACATCTTGTATTTCTGTAAACAGTGTACCGTAAGGAACTTCAACTACTTTGCTTTTGTTAAACTGAGTTGAAATTATTGCATCACGCCCTCCTTCTATAGGAAGCTCTGCAAGTGGTGAAAAGTTTACTTCAGAAAATTCTGTTTCTTTATTATCTTTTGAACACCTATAAAATGCACTGTTGTTTCTTACTATTGTGCCAGCAGTGTAAAAGTTTCCACTTACCCATTCTACAAAAGGTTCGCTTACTCCGCCTACATTTATTGCAAAGTCACTTTTTCTTGAAAGTATAGGATAAGTTAAAAAGTAGCTTCTATTAGAGCTATAACCTTTTATTAGAAAGCCTTCTGCAATTTTTTCTATAATAACGCCGCTGTAATTTAAAAGTTCTACTGGCGAACTTTCGTTTATTATAATTTTGTAATTTTCTTCAGGCACAAAGACATTGCCTTTGTTAAGTGGCGTTCTGCTATCTAAAATTAATTTTAACTTGGTCTTATCAGTAAATCCAGCTAACTTGAAACCAAGTTGATTTGTTAAAGACTGTACATTATTTTTATAATCTGTATATGTAGATTCAACGTTGCTTTTTACATATTCAGCAATATAATTTATTACACCACTTGTAAATACATCAGTTGTATCTGATTTACTCATAGGAAATACAATATCTTCTAGTCTTATACGTTGTCCAGTAGGCTTGTATATTAAATTTCCTGCTAAGTTTCTAACTTGATTTATCTTATCAAACCCAGTGCCGAAAAGTTTACACGGTTTGTTTAACGCAAATGCAACTAGCGCAGCAAATGGATATTCACTTGATCTTCGCCATGCTGCTTCAACAGGTGCACCGTCACCGAACACCCAAGGCCTTTCTATTAAATTAAAATTATAGTTAGACACAAGACCTATTTCTAGAGGCGACACTAAGTCACCATGTTCGTCCACAGGAATAATATTTGAAAGACCTGATCTTTTGTAATTTGATCTGTATTCTATTCTTTGTCCTGGTGTTTTCACAATACCTGCTTCGATATCTTCCCACATCAACAAGTTATCACTTGTATAAGGTGCTGCCCCATACGTATCCTGCCACCAAGTTGGTTCAATTGTTTCGCCTAGCATTTCCCAAGGATGTGTGTGCGGTCTATCAGTATCGTAATAATACTTGTATATTTCACGCCAAAAACCAGGTAATGAATTATTCTTACTGTCAAAACTTTCTGAATAATTGTAACTAAATCTATTTTCTCTTGAAAATGTCTGCGATGTATAGTCTATTGTTACAAACTTTGTCCATTGGAAAAAATCTCCTAATAAAGATTTGTCAATACTTTCACGTGATAAGCTTGTAGATCTGTAATAGCTTGGCTTTACTTCTAAAATATTAAATTCAGATTCGTTGTATGATACTTTTAAATTATTATAGATTCTTTTTTCTAATTCAAGTAATAAATCATCTCGATAATCATCATATGCTACTATAATAGAGCCGTCGTGTCCTTGTATTACTTTTGTATCAGTTTGATATGTTGTATCTACAAATATTTTAGGTTCATAGGCAGGATACAGTCCTAGTTTTGTAGGCGTAGGTGCAATGCTATTTCCTTTTGTACTATCATATTCGTATATTGTAATTGTATCATCAGGAGCCTTTGTTGCAGTAACAACAGCATAACCTTCACTGTTAAATGTATAATCTTTTCCATGAACTAACTGGGTATCATTTAAGTATACTGTTACTGCACGATAACTAGGCACTGATTTGTCAAAGGTTTCACCTAAAGGAAAATATATCTCGTCGCTATCTTCAATCGGATGATCAGTTTTTATAAAGCCTCCGTACGGCACCATATCACTAAAATAAAATAAATCAGTATCAGCTTGTGATTTTGAAATTTCTTGTAATATTCTATCTACGTGGGTTTTTGTATCGCTTTGAAAACCTAATGTTTCAGCAACACTGATAAATTCCCTTTTAAATTTACTGTAACTATTTTTTGCAAATTTAATACTTTTGATTATATTTGATTCGTCATTAGTGATATGATATAATGGAAGATTTAAAGGTGCACTATGTTGTAAAAAACGTCGACCGTTTATACTCACATTGCCAAGGTCACGCAGATTGTTTGTGCCAGGATTTATACCGGTAAAACCTGTAGTGTTTTCTATAATTGTAGCAACATGATCATTTACTTCGCCTAGGGTAAATTCGTCTAACTGATTGTTACTTGGATTTCTTTCTAAAGAGTAAGGAATCTCGTAGTAACCATTTTGATTTTTAACTTGAGAACTTTTTGTTTTTAACACAACTACATCGTCTTTGACCAGTTTTTTTACAAAAACTATTTTTGCAAAATTTGTAGCGTCTTGTTCTACAGTATAATCTACATCACGAATTTGAAAGCTGTTGTTACGGTAAACAATAAGTTGCATATCGTTTACATAATCCCAACTGTTATCATATTGATCAATTAGTATATTTTTAAAAGTGTTATCAAATACAAATTGTCTTATAACATATTGATCACTACTTGTAACTTTAATCCATCCTGTTTTGTTACTAAATGTAGATCTGTCGGTGTGATGATGTAAAAAGCCAGATACAGCTTTTTCTGTAATTACGTTTTCATTAGAAACATATGTGAATGTATCTGTTGTAAGTTTTGATTCAAATACAATGTCGCCTACATTTGTAATATTTCTATATGCTAAAGGAAAACCTAATTCAGTATCGTTTAAACCTGTGCCTTGTTTATAAGCAAATATACTATTTCCCACAAATGTTGTTGACGGATAAATTGCAGTGTCAGAAAAACTATAACCGTTAGTGTCAAACAAATCAAACAAAGGACTTTGATTGACTTTGGTTTTTTCCTGTCCTAAAATCCACTTGTTTGTTTTATAATGAAGTGTTTTTCCGCCATATGTAGTGCCTTGCTTTACTAAAACTGTTTCGTCAGCTAGTGATATACTGTCAGATTCTTCAATAAGAGTTATTTGCCTTTGGCCGCTTACATTAGCATCATCTATTACTGTGCCATCATAAGTGATAAATTTTACTTTGAATATTCTATTTTTTACTAAAGAGTCACTGTCATTAGTAAACAAAATTCTATGGCCATCTCTTAAGTCTACGCCATCTATGTTATAACCTAAACTTCCTTCGATAGTACTAAAAACATCTTTTGTTATAGTATCTACTAGATCAATTGGTGTTTTAGCTTCAGTACCGTAATTGTATAATCTAACACCCGCTTCAAATTCAAGTATCGGTCTAGTTGCTTGTTGTGTTGCATCTAACGATGCAGTCAAGTTGTTTGCCAGCGCACTGGCTTCTATTACACTTTTATGAAACCATTTGTTATATCTAGCCCACAGATTCCCGTCAGTTGCACTTCTATTAATAACAATATAGTCTTTGTCTTTTGCATATCCCAAAGCTTTACTAAACGGCAAGCTATCAAATTCTTCACTATCAAATTCATCAATAACTTCACTTGTAAAAGCACTTGCTACATCTAAACTGTTTGCATCTATTAGTTTGATAGCAGTGCCTACTCCTTCAACATAGTATTCTTTATTACTATAAGAAGCAGGCAATACGTTTCCTGCAAAGGAAATCTTTATTCCGTTGCTTAAAGCAATACCGTTTCCTGATGTATAAGTCTTTTTTCCTACAATTTCTGCATCTACGTCAATTTCAGTTGCGTCTGAAATATCTTTTACTTCTATTCTGCCATGCATATTGATGTCATTAGCAGCAACATACCATAGACTATCTGGTGCTGCTGTGCTTAGTTCAAGAGTTACTGTTCCAGTCTCTAAACCTTGAATATCTACCCCGTCGTACAATAGTATAGTAGAACTGTCTAGGTCAAATTCTGACGAATCGCTTAATTTTGTTCTAAAAGTAATAGGAAAATTAGGTACATTTACATCAAACTTATACTTTACGCCTCTGTATAAAGTAAGGGTAGGATTAGCAGTTTGTCCATCGGGTGTGAAAATATAACTATACGAATCTAAATTATCTGATAATTCAACGGTATATGTGCTTTCTACATCAAAACTATTTCCAGTAATACTAACTGTGCTAGGCCCGGAAGGTAGCCAATAGTACTCTCTAAAATTAGTAAATTTATCCCAATCAATAAACGGATTCCATGCATAAAATTCCTGTTCATTAACTGTACTATGATCTTGTATTGATCTATTGTAATTACTCAAACTATTCATATAGTCATTGTAATCTTTATAAAAAGAAACATTACCTAAATCGTCTGTAATGACACTTGCAGGCTCAAGTTGATAATTTTCTCTATCTTGACTTACATCACCTATATAGATATCAGAGCTTTGATACGCTTTCGATGTTTTACGTCCAACATAACCGTTTAGTTTTCCAACTACTCCTGGCTGTATTAGCTGGTCAAGAGTAGAACCTAAAAATTTAGAATTAGATGGTGTTCTAAAAATTCTCGGTAAGTGGTTTTCGCTTTTGCGTTTAGACTTGCCTCTGTTAGGAAGATTAGGTTCATTTTGAAAATTATCGTAAGCCATTAGTAACTGCTTCCTCCGCCGCTTGAGCTTGAACTACTAGAACTAGTGCTACTTGAAGTTGTATTAGTTGAACTAGTATATGTGGTGCCGGTTGTACTTAATGCAGAGCTTTGTACTCCTGCATTTACACTTGTGGTACTAGTAGTAATCGAACCGCTTGCTTTGAGTTTAGATGCTGTTACAGCATCTATAATAGCTATGTCGTTTACTCTTGCACCGCTTATAAAGATTTCGTCTGATTCTGCTTTTACTTCAAATAAGCTTCCAAACACATCTGTTTCATTATTTGGTACCACTACAAATGTAACTAAGTTAGGACTAAGTTCTTCTAAAATATATGCAGATAATTCTGAGAAATAGAATGTATCTCCAAAATCCCAATTTTCTAAAGCAAAAAATCTGTTTATAGCAGATAACACTTCAGTTTTTAAATCATTGTCATTAATTACAGCTTCTGGATTTTTAACAATTTTAAATGTTGCTTGCAAGTTACTGTCAGCTTTACTTCCAAATAATATTTTATACTTAACAGGATGGTATATTATTTCATCACTAATTGATTTGATTTTATTAAGTTCTGAACTATAGTTAATGTATAATTGATCGCTACTCGGCGGCTTAGGAAAAGTCACTTGATCTTGCAAATACAATCTAAATTGCGTATCATAATTTGCTGTAAGCATATACACATCAATAATGTTACTTACACTAGGATCTAATCTTCTATCTTTATCAGCTGCGTGCACATAGTGGAATTTTAGGTTATCCCTTCCTTTGTTTCCAGCATAATCAGCAGTTGTAATTAAATTACCGCTTGCTTTGTTTAACACTTGGAAAAGATTTTCTTGTATAAAGTAAAACACCTGGCCGTCATCATACACACTAGTCACTTGTAAATCTGCTTTTTTATCAAAAACTCTAATTGTGTTGTCAGTGTTATCATAATAAACATAAGTTTCAGTGCCGTCTATGTTAACTTGTTTTTTTCTAAACACTAATTTGTCTGACGCATTTGTGTCCTCAGCAACAATTATGTCAAATAATTCAGGATCATCAACTACAGCATCTTCATCTTTATCGAAAAATGTTATTTCAATCTTACTACTGTCTACATAGCCATCAGAATCTCTCACATTAGCAATTATTTCCCAGTCATAATCAACAGTGAAAGGTGATAAACTATCAGGTTGGGTGTTAATGCTTAAAACTGATATCTTATCTTTCACTACTTTGCCAGATACGTTTTCGAAAACCTTATCAGTTGAATCAAAGAAAAATCTTATCTCGTTGGGACTTTCAAAAACAAATTTGCTTGCTCTATACGTAATAGTATATTTGTTGCCGTCAGCTTCGAACAGTAACAACCAACTAGAATCTGCTTGCTCGCTTGAAGTGTTACCTGCACGAGATAAAGAGAAATTAGACACAGTGTTAAGATTATCAAGTGTAATTAATTTCCAAGATTGGCTTGTTTGATCATATCTTAATCCAAAAGTATTCTTAGCAAAACACTGATCTATTATTTGTGTTTCTAAATCCGTTGAAATATTAGTAGCTAACTTTGTAATAACTCTATCTAATTTTGCAGTAGAAGGAATTTTATCAGTAAGTTTTACTGCACCTTCGCCTGTTGCTGTAGCATCAGTACCGTCATTAGCTACACTGATAATTTTTGACCAAATATAACTTTTTGAACCTGAATGATCAGCTGCACCTGCCATGAGTGTGTTATCTGGCATAAAGTGATATCCAGCAGGAGCTACAAATTTTACTAATGAATTAGGCACAAGTAAACTTAAAGAAGAATCACTATAGGATCCTAAAGTAACGTTTTCTCCACTTGTGTCTTGTACATAACCTGTATTTTGATTAGTAACATTAGTAACACTAGACCACATGTAATTGTTTCCTGCTACTGTTGTCACAGGATACTCATTGTAATAAAAATTGCGTAAATTGTAATCTCTTAATATAGGAATAATTGTATTTTGTACAGCGCCTTCTATATCAGTTTTTGTTGCAAAAGTAAAGTTAGTTTTCTTTGTATAGTCTTGCTTGTAAATTATTCCATCAGCACCAAATAAGTTTGTTTTGCTGTATTTTCCTGTGCTATCTATTAAATCAAAATATCTACTGATTCCGCTGCTTACTCGATTTACACTTTTTACTTTTACTACTTCTTGATTGCGAACTAAAGGCGCAATCTGATAATCTTCTGCTGTTATCATTCTGTTTTGAGTGTAATAGTTACTCGGAGCATTATTTTTTATGTTTTCATTTGTCTCAGATACAGCACCATTTTCAATTGTATTTTGGAGTTTAAAAGTAAGTGTTAATGTTTCAGCTGTATTTGTATGACTAAGGTATGGCAACGAAACAACCACAGTCCCTAAAGCATTAGGCTGAACTAAAGTTGTAGCTGATTCACTTATTCTATAGTAAATTTTAAAACTACCTTGTGGTAGATTTCCGAATACGCCATCACCAAACACTAGACTAATCCTATCTTCAATACGTGTTAAAATACTGTAGATATTTTTTTCGCCTTTTTCTAAACTATTGTAAATTACATTATTGCCCTCAGTAGCACTCACTTTGGTCCAAAGTTCATTTTCTATGTTATTTTCATCAAGGGAATATAGCCATACGTCTGTTTCGTTAATGTTTATTTCATCAATTGCGACTACTTGATTGGTTGTAGGATTTGTAAGATTAAATGTACCATCTACAAGCTGGCCTTGTCTAAAATGCACAAAATAACCTGAGTTATCACTAGCTTTTCCTTTACCATCATCTTTATAAATGATACTAAACTTGTTTCCTGGGTATGGATCTTCTTCTGTTACTGCACTATTTTCTATTTTTGTGCTTACAACTTCAAATTTAGTGTTTACACCATTTACATTTCTTGTAAAAGGAAATAATGCTAATCCGTCATTGTTTGAATTAAACCTATATTGTTCTGTATATACACCGCCAATTGTATCTTTTGCAATAGGGTTGCCTATGCCTACATTTACAGGAAGTGCAGCATTTAAAATTTTTGTTATTTGCTCGTCTGAATTAGTGTTTGTAAGGTCGTTCCATGTTACATTAACACCTGACAAATTTAACCCACTAGAATCTAATATATTTTCAGTTGTTGCAACGCTTTGTAATTTAAGTAAACCGTTTAATGCTTGATTACGCTTTGCGTGATAACTTAGCAATCTTGCTAACCTAAGTACACTTTCTCTTCTTTCTGCTGTTTCAAGAAAGTTTTCTCTAGCATTAAGATCTGTTCTGAAAGAGAATGCTTGCCCAAGATACGCAATTAAATCTACCAGTGCAATATATTCACTAGATTCAATATAATCGTTAAAGTCTTCTGGATAATTTGTTCTTAGATAAGTTATCATTGTTCGACGTAAGTTGTCGAAGTCATAAGACAAAAAGTCTGCATTTCTAAAGCTTTGATAGATACGTTTCCAGTCTTCTGCAACTAGTAATCTATTCTGTCTATCAGTTGTTGACATCACTAGGTCCTCATAATATAATATTTATCCTGTATAAAACTACTGGTTTTAAACTAAGTCACTACCGTTTGGAATAGAATCTCGTTGGATATTTTGTGTTGTAGGTATTAAGAAACCAGCTCTGTTATCAAATCTTAACTGCATAAATTCAGTCAAGTTATAAGGCTTATAAAGAATATTTGCTTCTATTTGTATTCCGTGTTCATATTGATCAACAATGATTTTATCAGCTGATACTCTTGGATCGAAATTAATAATATCCGAAACGTCTTTTGTGATTGCTTCTTTTAAGACATCTGTTAACGGTTCAAATAAGATATCCCATATAATAGTACCAAACGAAGGATCTGATAATTTCTCTCCTTGCCTAATATGAAAATGATTTATTATATCTTGTTTTATACATTCAAAATCATAAATTGCTACTGTTTTTCGTGTAGGATCTGTGGTAGAGAATCCTACATATGTTCTTCCTGGTAGTCCATAATTTGTAGATCTAGTAGAAGGAACTACTACTTCTTTGTATAACTTTTTTTCCAGTTTTGGCATTAGTAACCTCCTCTTTCTTCATGTATTTTCTTAGCTGCTATACCTGTGTCACTTATTGTGGATTTTGCATATACTGGTTCGGAATCTTCAACCTTTTCAATACCATACAATATCTTCTCAGGCATATATTTTGTAGGATCTAAGTTTTCTGTATGTCGCCAAGGCTGCTTACGTGGTACACGACCTAACGGAGTTTTAAGTGTATCATGATCGCTGTATTTGGTTTTTTCTTCATCAATTTTAGTAAAGCTTGCAGGCATATCATGCATCATTGTAGGCATTTCTTCAAACTGAAATGTTCCGTGTGGCGAAGATTGAGCACTTCCGTTTACCAGTGCTGTTGTAGCATCTGTAATTTTGCTTTCTAAACGTGCCTTAGGAGCATTTATTTCAAATTTTTCTTCAGCGTGATCGTATGCAAATGCCACAAACTTATTGTCAGATGAAACTTCTGCAGGAATGTCGCCTGCTAATAACTCTAGAGACTTAATATCATAATTATGTTTTAATTTGAAGGTAGCATCGTCGGTGACACTTGTACCATCATGTATTCTATTTTCAATATCTAAACCTGTGGTAGACAGAATATCCAGTTTTCCCTCTTTTACTTTAAGTGCAAAGTTAGGCTCAGCTTCGGGGTTGCTTCTTTGTTCAATGTTTATTGCTGTTTTGGCTGATATATTCAGTTCATCTACATCTATATTCAATTGATGTGCGTGGAAATTAATACCCGCTTTTTCATCTTTTTCGGTGGCCATACTGATGCCTCCCCGTGAATAAACATCAATTTTTCCGTTTGCTGTAAACTCCATCCAGCTATCGCCGTTTGAATGTATTATTGTTATAAAGTCTTCACTATTGTGCATTATAATTTTATGACCAGTCCTAGTTTCTATTCTAAACTGTTCACTGTGAGGAATTGTTCTTTCGCCACTAGGAGCAGGCACATATTCACGTTTACCATCCTTAGCTAAGGTAGTTCGATACAAACCTGGATTACCGTCGTCCATTATTAAATTAGTACCGCCTAAACGAGAGAATGGGAGTTCGTTGCGAACTTCGCCTACTGGTTCTGGTGTTTTAGCAAGTTTTGGTCCATCGTACTTGTAAGGTCCCGGAGAGCTCCAACCTTGTACCATACTCACAGGATCTCGTCTTGGCCCATAAGTTTGCGGTCCACGATCAGGATCTGCCCAGTACCCGTTTACTTTTTCTAGCTTAATTCTGTTGTCATACAACCCAGCACTAGGTGAACTATTTCCTTTAAACGGTCCTTTTTCATTAAGCTGTCTTTCATTAGTGTCGGGATCGTTTTTATATCCAGGCGGCGTTTTTTTATTGTACTCTGCTTCAAAATTATTAAATGTGTTAGCATTCATAAACTCGTCAGGCACATAGCCGATAATGTAGCCACGGCCGTCGCCGCCTTCAGTAAAAGCAACAAGGCACATTGTTCCTATATCTGGTGGCCTTGCTACAAAACCGTAACTTTGTTGATTGTAGTCATATTGATCATTTTTTGTCAATCCAGAGTAGGGCAGTTGTCCAGAATACATAACCGCTGGTCTTAC